TTGCTTCGTATGAAGCCCTTTCAGACCATTCGCCTTTATCTTGAATATCGTCAATATTAAAAGACATATCCATATTAAAAACATCAGAGATTTTTGTAGACGTATTCGAGAGCACGATCTGCCTCCTTATCAAGTGGACGGTTCTTATACCAGTTACCAGTGTCTTCGTCAAACTGCCGGCAAAGTTGAGAGATCTCATTAGCAGTAATTGGATATTTCTTACGTACTGCATTACCAGCAACTGCAACCATAATAGCATACATCTTAGCATACCAACCAGTCTTTGAGATTGTTTGGTATTCAGCAGCAATTTGTTTTGGCCAAAATGGACAATCATGATACGAAGACCATTCAAAGTTTTGGTCAAGTTGATCTTTACGATATTGTACAATTTGTTCTTGTAAAGCATCTGGTAGACGATCAAAGAAGTTATTCAGATTCGTCTTTTCAGGCATTGGGTGTTTAAAGATTAACTCAGAAGGATCAATACTAGCCCCGTCATGATGGCTGAATATAAAGTTAAAAGCGTTATCATAGTTTCCTGGGATGTAATACATACGAGATAAATCTTTAGTTTGTCTGTCTCCGAGATCTCCGAGTTCGGATTGTAATGCGTACCAAAAACGTTTGATTGCATCTTTTCCAACTGGTCTTCTAAGAGGAAAGACGAGACGGAATTTAGGTTGCTCAATCTTCGAGCTCGCAGTGCTATAACACACAAAACGATAGGTAGCAAAGCGTTTAACCAAATCATCTTCTAGATCTCCTTTTGGTTCGTAATCATCGACATCAACCGCACACCAACCAGCCCATTCAACAACATTATCATTCTTACGTGTAGTGTTTTTCTCATAGATAGCCGGCGACATTAACATCGCTTCTTCTTTACTTTCAAAAGGCTTTTTTGAAAGATCATATAACACGCGTTCAAACGCATCAAAATTTGGAGCATCGATGCGTTTGTTTGTTTTGTTATCGAATATATTTTTAAAGAGCGTGAGGGAAATGCCCGGTGTTGTCGTCATGTTCAGGTCCAGTCCATCCTTCAGGTTTAATCAAATCTGGTAGACCAAGTGGATTCGGACGTGTTTCTTTTACACCCGGATTCTTGGCCATATTTGCGTTGTGAACTTGATCCCAAGCTACTTGAGCATCTACGCCAAAAGCATCAAGAGTACCGATTGCCACAACACATAAGTCGATGAGGCCATCAACAATTTCTTGTGGATCTTTATTCTCTACAGCGTTCTTTGTTTCAGTAAGCTCTTCATCAAGAAACTTCATTCTAAATTCTAGAAACTTTGACATCTTTTCTTTGTCGTCAATGTTTTCCATAATCCACTGGTGTACACCAAACTTGTAGTGCATGTCCCAGATATCTTCGTGCCATTTTTTATTCATAGTATATTATATCCTATTTTGCTGTAAAAGTAAACCATTTTATGCGAAAAATTCATCTAAACTTGCGACTGGTTCTGGATTCCAACCAATCGCGTCAAGAATAAGTTTGAGTGGTTCAACGAAAGTTTTATCAAACTGTAAATCATAATCTATATAGTGATCGAGTTTCAATTCAGGCGGAAGTACTTCTGGAAAAGCTACAACATTCTCATGAATTGGATTTGGCATCTTCATGTAGCAGAATTTGATTCGATTCGCATTTTGAATCAGCTCATACTTCTTTGTAAGTTTGTTGTCCTTACATAACTTGTTGTAGAGAAGGCTACCTCGAACGTGAATAGGAGATCCTTTTTTGTATATAGACTTTCGATCTGACCAGTCAGTAATATTCGAGACCGACCTAGGGAACGCGACCTTTTCTGCAGGGAGCGATTTAAACTCTTGTTTGAAGTTTTTGATATAAGCCTGAGCGTCATCTTCAGATCCAGATATTAGAATCTTGAAGATCTCTTTGAACTTATCGCGGCAAACTTCCGGAGTAGAACTCTTGATGGCTTCAATACCCATGATTTTGAGTTTTGGTTCAGCGTACTGTACTCCTTCAGAGTTGTGTACATTTAATATGTATCGTTTCTTTGCGGTCCATATACCACGATCAGCAATTACTTCACGACCCATTTCCATACGTGGTTTGTAACAACTCATATTATGAAAGAGTTTTTCATAGCATTTACCGATTTCAGTTTCAAACTTTGTCTTACAAACCATGTCAAGGAATTTGACTGGATTTTCTGGTTTGAACTTTTCAACCATTGGACCAAAGTTAACATAAAGCGAATCAGTATCGATAGCGATAACATAGTCAATATCGGTTGTCTCAAGTATTTCATTCATATACTTATTGACATTGCGTTCAGCCCATTGAATAGCCAATTGACCGGTAAGAGTAACGCCCTCGGCAAGTCGGAGGTCGAAGTATTTGAAGTATTGATTGCCGAGAGCGCCATAAAGAGAATTCATCAGAATCTTAATTGCCATTTGCTGGTTATTAAGCTTATTGATTTCTTTCTCAAGTTGAGTTGTTTTTTCTTCTTGATATTGAGATTCTGCTGCCAACATCATTTTCTTAATTGACTTACGATCATCATAGTAGTCAACAATGATAGAGGGAATCACACCATCGATATTCTTTCGATAGGTAGAACCATTTGCAGCAAGAGCACCTTCACCGGTGTATGGATCAGAATTCATGTAATATTCAACACCAGATATTTCAGCTTGATTGATAAGAGTCTCAGGACTCATATTCCACTGAACAATAATGTTAGGATAAAGTGAATTCAAATCAAACGATACTACCCAGTCATGAGCGCCAACATGCGGTTCTTTGACGTAACCGCCAGCAAACTTAGACTTGCCAAAATCAGGAGTCCATACCGGTGGTACACGTTTTTCAGAATTGAGTTTACGATAGATGATCGATTCCCAAATATTCGTTACACCAAACGTATCAGAATAGTTCACACCACCCTTATACGCCATAGTCATAGCCAAAGTAATCAAACCCATCTTGTCTTCGATGCGTTCAACCAACTCAACGTCTTTCATGTTATAGTCAATGTACTTTTGAAAGTCTTGTTTGTAGAGATTTTTCAAAGAGCCGGCTTCTTCGTATGATAACTTCTTTTCACCAAGAACGACGTAGGCAATATGATTCAAAGCATATGATTCTTGAGCGCCATAGGAATATCCAAACTTTTGGAAGAGTTCCATATAATCAAGCTGTTCGATACCTTTAATATCATAAGCGATTTCTGTCCGACCACGGCGAGTTATTTCTCGATGATCAACCATTCTCCAAGGAGAGAACGCTTTACAAGAGTCGATACTAAGAATTTTAGCAGTACGATTAATAAGGTATGGAACATCAAAGAAACGAATATTCCAACCAGTAATTACGTCTGGAGTCTTATCAGGATCGGACCAGAAGTCAAGGAACTTACCGAGGAGACTTGCTTCGTCTCGGCACCGATAATAGCGAACAGGTTGAATAAGACTCTTCTCAGTATCGAAATCGCCATAACCCCAGACGTGATATAGTTTTGACTTACTAGACTTGTAAGTAATTGAAAGAATTCTTTGAGATGCTTCAGCTGGATGCGGAAATCCATCGTCATATTCTGTTTCAATATCGAAGGTACCAACATCAATACATTCACGCTTGAATTCAATATCGCGTGGAAAACGTTGAGTGACGTATTGTTGAAGATACTTTGCGTTGCCATAGATCTTACGACCAGCAACATCACGGTTTGATTCTAGCCATTCTTTCGCATCACGCATGCTGGCCATTTCAATAGGCGCAATACGCTTACCGTCTAGTGACGTCCATTCAGTAAGAGTTTTTGTTTCTGTAAAGAAAACTGGTTTAAATTCTGTATCGCGTTTATAGATGCGCTTACCGTGTTGATTGTAACCACGGTACAGAATAGTGTTGCCATAACGGCAGATGTTAGTATAAAACGACATATTACCTCCAAATACATGAACTATTATACACTATTTGGGAGGAGTTGTAAACAAAATAATGAGCTAGACAGCAAAAGATTCTCCACAACCACAGGACGCAGTTGCATTCGGATTAATTACTTTGAGATATGATCCACCTAGTTCAGTGACATAGTCAACTGTACAACCAATAACAAACATTTCAGCCATATCATCGATCACTAGGTTTCCAACAGTAGGTGTCTTGTCAGTCACATCCCAGACATAAGTAAAGCCAGAACAACCGCCACCTTTTACACTCAGGTAGACATTTGGTTGTCCTACTTTACTCATATATTCTTGGGCTGCTTCCGTTAAATTAATCAACGGCTCTCATCCGATCTACTAATCTTTGAGCTCTATTAGTTACTTGACGATACCAACGAGAATCAACCATTTCGTCAGCAGCGCTGTTCCAATCACGAGCATCGACTCCACGTTTCATTCCTTTAAATTGAGATAAACGAGGCCGGCCCATATTAAACATCATATTAGCAATGATTAGTTGGACTTCTTCGGGCAATTTGTTATAGTCTGGATAGAGGGTTTCGCAGTCAGACAATACGATTGCGACGTCTTTGTCGAAGCACTCGTTGACTCTGTCTTCTGAAACTTCTGTTCCGACTGGCTCACCGTGTTCCGGATCTGAATCGATGACCAAGTGACCAATACCAAAAGTAGGCAGACCCAAATGGTCCAAGTAGATCTCATATTTTACTCCTTCGTCTTCGGCAATTTCTTCTCTAAGTTGTTCTAAGTTCACGTGAATCTCCCACAAGTAAATGCTATTGTTAATCTCCTACGAATTTCATCCATTTGAAATTTTTCGGTAAATGGTCTAGTTTTATGAAATTTTGTAGTGTCCCAGCTGTACATTGTGCCGGGAGTATCAAATGTAAGAATTTGTTCTAAGCTTAATCCATATCCAGCTTCGATTGGCCAAACGCTTTCATCAATACAATTTTCCATAATATAATCATGATCGTCTTGATCAAATTCTTTATGAGTAAACTTTGCTATTTCAGTGCCATAGCGTTCTATGCTATCGCCTTTAGCAAATTTTAGTTTTGGTTTTTGTTTTTTAAGAACTGGAAATTCTTCCATATCTTTTGAAAAATCGACATACATTGAGTATGGAAAACTTTGATCGAAAATACAAGTACCATCATGGCTATCATGGACATCTAAATTAATCAATCCTTGTCGAGTATATTGAATGTTATCTTCGTGATGCCAATCTTCGTATTTTAAATCGTCCCAATTGTCTGGTCTAGGATCTCTTTTACGTTTCACATCGCGACCATCACAATGTAATTCAAAATTATAAGGGATGTCATAAAGAGCACACCAATATAATTCACCATGATCTGAAACAACTTCTGAAATTTTTGAATTAAGTAAGTCAAAAAGATGATTGTGAAAATCTTCTACATTTAATTGGGGTTTTATGTCTTGCAAAAATTGTAGAAACTCTGGTTTCTTATCTGGCATAATCCAGTCATCATCTATTTTATATTCGGTATGAACTTTATCCCATTCAAACTTTGGAGATCGATCTAGATCTAAATCATCAAGGAACCAGAATCCAGATGTTTGAAACTGCACTAAGTGTACATGTTTATCTGTTTTGATATATTCTTCTTTCAAAAGTTTATTATATAAAACATGTGCAGAAACGATTTCGTCTACTTCCGATTTTGATAAAAAATCGTTAATGTGTTTTGTTTCAAGCATGGGTATCTCCATAAAGACAAAAATTATAAAAGGGCAATTGCTCGCCCCTTTATTTATTAGTTTAAAAACTTAGATTCTTCTTCGGTATACGGCCACATTAGAATAAGTTTGCCTTTCCACGTTGAAGTGCTTGTAATCTATACTCAAGATCGTACCTATCAGTAGCTTGAGCGAGATATCTTTCACTTGGAGACATACTTAATTGTTTTACCCAACCCTTAAACCATTTAGTCAATGTTATATTCCTTTCTAATTCTTTGAAGAGATTTAACATTCAGTTCATGTGTTAAAGATTCGACTGTGTGACCTTCTTCTCTATATTCATGAATTATCAAACGAGCAATATGAGAATTTGCTTGAGTCTGACGAGCCATGATATAGCCAATCAACACACCTTGAAAAGTTTTCTTTGTTGCAGAAACAATCCAATTAAGGAGATTCTGCGAGTAGTTCAGCGCTATGGTTGCCATTTTTTACCTCGTTTTTTCCGATTGAAATTTTACGAGGCAGCTTCTCATCGGGAAGGACGACTTCAAGATTGACAGTCAAGATTCCATCCGTTAGATCTGCTCCAGTTACTTCGGTATATTCCGACAGTCTAAATGACTTTTTCCAGTTACGAGCACTAATACCTTTATGAACATATTTTGTTTGTTCTCGACGAGCAGGTCGATCACCCTTGATAGACAAGATGTGGTCTTTTACTTCAATGTCAATATGTTCTTGTTTAAATCCAGCCACAGCCATTTCGAGAGTATATTTTAACTCTTCTTCTTTGACTACGTTATGTGGTGGATAGGTATCCTTCGCATGGCTATGAATATTATCTAGCTGATCGAAGATGTGGTCGAAACCAAGAAATGCGTTTCGCGGAAATGCGAATGTTCCAGTCATATTTGCCTCCTGTTAAGCAAGGTTATGTAGTGGACCCGATTATTCGGCATCCACTACTATTTATATTAAGACTTGTTACCAATATTATATTTTGGTTGTAAAGTCCAATTGTTTTTTTCTTTGAAAGGAATAATTTTAATTTGACGCATTGGCGCTAATGGTTTAGCCGTCGCTGTGTCATCAATTGATACCAATCCCCAATCGCTCATAAGTGTCGCGATTGTGTTACGACGAGCAACGTCGTTTTCTTCTAAGTTGGACTTTTTCCCATCAAGCAAAAAGAGTTCTTTGAAATGGACGATGAAATACCGTCCTTGTTTATGGAGAATATGGCAAGATTGAAAGAGTGTATTTTCTTTTCTTGATGCCACGCCAATCCGAGTCAACGTTTCTCGTACTTTGAGAAAATCGTCTGGCTCGTTCAAAGTCACCTCTAGCATAGAGGCGGGAGTCCACTCTACTATATTATTTTTTTCCACCTCGATAAACCTTCTTTTTCAAATCGTTAATTCGTTCAGACGATAGAAGGCTGAGGACTTGGCGGGCTTTTTCATTACTATAGCCATAATATTCCTTGATCACTTCAACGTCATCATTCTTTTGAGCTTTTGCCCATTTGGAGAATCTTCTTTTCTTCCGTACTATATTTATAAGAAAATCGAATTGAAGGCGATTATCCAAATGTGCGTTGAGATTCATCTCATTTGCTATAAGAACCGTGTCATTAAAATAAGATAGTTGCCGATTTACCATAAACGAGTTATAAGATTTTTCTGCGATATCATCAACCATAATATTAGATTTGCCATAGTTGATGTCATTACAATACTCGAATGGGTTCATTGAAAGTTCTCCACGCCACCAACGTAATCATCAAAATTGAGTTCTGCTTCAAGTATTTCTTCTGTCAATTCTTGAGTATTAACTTTGTTTAAGTGTTTGGTGTTCCAATATAGTTGCGGCACAGTTCTATGGTTGTTTGAACGTAACCATTCACGTCCACTTATATCTTCGCTGACGTTTATAACATTATATGAGTATCCCCAATCATCCAGCTTTGCTTTCATGATTTCACAGAATACGCAATTAACTTGTGTGTATAGTGTAAGTCTAACTGAATTTGACATTGGCCATTACCTCCGTAAGACAAGCGACAACATTAAGCTCATGATCTGCAACAAAAGCATTCTTATATTGATAGTCAGCAAGAATAAGAACCAGTTGTGGAATTGATTGTGGATCTACTTTATCTGACATGCGATCATACATCGCACGAAAGATAGCTGCGGCATCAGTATCGATATTGTTGACTACCCATGCTCGCATCTTTTTGAAGTCTTTGCTTTTTAAATGTTCGAAAAGATCATCGTAACTTGTTGTCGATTCGTTGACAACAAATCCAGTATGAGAACCACGTTGTAATTCATTAAGAATCCGCCGCCAGTCTGGAGCAAATTTCATAATAATTGGCGGTAATACTTTCTTATCGTATTCAACACTTTCAGCGTCTAGGATAGTACAAGCTCGATCCATAAACATTTCACAAAGAGAGACCATATCTTTCTTTGTTGTGTTAAATTCATAGACACCACACCGAGAATGAAGTGGTTCAATGATACGATTTTTGAAATTACAAGTAAGAATAAATCGACAGTTATTAGAGAATTCTTCAATAAAACCACGAAGAGCTGGTTGAGTCGATTGTGGATTGAGATAATCAGCCTCATCAAGAATAACTACTTTATAGCCACCTTGAAGAGAGATTGAAGAGGCAAACTGTTTAATTTTACCGCGAAGGGTATCAATATTGCCTTCTTCAGAACCGTTGATTACAATGTAATCGAGGTCTAGTTCATTACACAGCGCTTTAGCTACTGTAGTTTTACCAAGACCAGCAGTACCAGAAAGTAGCATATTAGGAAGTTCTCCAGAGTCGACAATCTTCTGGAAAGTTTCTTTTAGCGATTTTGGTAAAATAGTCTCAGCAATAGTTTTGGGACGATACTTCTCGACCCAGAGGAAATCATTTGACATTCACGTGCTCCATAATAAAATAAGGGTGGGGAACTAACCGTGGCTCCCCGCGAGTCTATTGAGCGACTAACCTTGTTCAGCTTCGGCATCAGCCATAGCTTGTTCTTGTTCAGCCTGTTCAGCCAATTGAATGATCTGAATACACTGATCACGAAGGCCGCCAATAGTTGATAGCTCTTCGCCTTTAATCGCACCGCGCTGAGTCATAGCATCAATTACAGCTACAATTGAGCGAGAGGTTCGATTAGATAGATCTCGAAGTTGATCCATAGTTTCTGACATGTCGTTATACTCCAAACGTCGACGATTTTTCAAGAGCAATCCAGTATTTTACGTCTAGACTTTTATGACTGAATTGCGTGATTAATTTAGAAGATATTTCTACCTCGTAATCACCAGGCAGAATCTTTAAGTTGTTTGTACTCAGGATAAAGTTGAACGTATCATCTTCAGCAAATTCTCCATCGACGTCAATAGAGAAAGCATTCGATGTCATGTTCTGAGAATCAACCACAGAAAGACTGAGTACACCATCTTTACCAGAAATACAGATTTCACTATGACCAAGAGTCGATGCTGCACGTTTTAACTTATTCATCGTATCATTGTCTAAAGTGAACTTCACATTTGCTTGTGGCATTGTGATGTCTTTTTGTGGTGTTGTCAAAGTATCTTCAGAAGAATAGAAGTACTTGACTTTAGAGCGACCGGTAGAATCATTGACAATAACAAAGTCATCTTGAAATTTAAGACTTGGTTTGTCAACCAGACCGAGGACACCCATAAATTCATTGAGGTCGTAGATACCAAAATCAATTGGAAACTCTTCAACTATACCGGCCGTAGCAAGAACGGTACGAGCTTCAGAGATCGTTTTAATAGTATTTCCAGATCGAATCATCATGTTAGGATTGATGCTGGAAAAGTTTTTTAGAGTAGTAAGAGTATTATCGCTAAGTTCCATTATATAGCTCCTGTTTCATTATTAGATTATTATATCACAAAAAGGCTGATTTGTAAACCTTTTATTTGATTTTTGAGAAATTCTTTTCTTTAATGAATTCAATTTTGTTCTCAAATTTACCATCAAGAATATCACCTTTATGAGAGATAATAAAGATATTCGTATCATCACCAAGAGTATAGAGAATCTTTAGCAAGTTGTCCACACCTTCATGATCAAGACTTGAGTCAAACGTTTCATCTAACATCAAGAGATTGGTGGATACTGAGTTCTTCATCTTAGCAATCTGCCGCCAAGTAAAGAGCAACGACAAATCAATACGTTGTTTTTCACCTTCAGAGAAAGAATCATATCCGAAATTATCACGATGACGAGAACGAATTGTTTCGTTAAACTCTTCATCTAAATCAAAGTGTACGTAGAAATCCAGCACTTGAAGATACTGGTTGATTAGCTGATTCATAACTGGAAGATATTGCTTGATAATCTTAGTCTTGATACCAGTATCTTTTAACATTTCTCCAAGTGCAGTCTTATATGAATATTCATCGTTTGCTTTCATCTTCTCGTCAGACATCGATGAAAGATTATCTTGAATTTCTACTAAATCGTTTTCTGCTTCTTTGAGATCGGCTGTAGCTGATCCAGCGATATCTTTTCTGAAATCTGCAATCTCGCTTTGGAGCCTAGTAATTTGTTGTATGTTAGAATGTAAACTACTTTGTTTGTCTCGCATCTCGGAAAGTGTGTCATTTGTTGTTGAAATAGATTCTTCAACCTGATCTGACTCTTCAGCGAGCTGACCCATAGCGCTTTGTAATTCTTTTGCTTTAGACTTAGCCGTGGAGAGTTTTTCGTCCCGTACTCCCGAATCAATATCTTGATCGCAGGTTGGACATTGTTTATGCTCTTCATAAAACTTCGCATCTTTAACGACTGCCGCCATTTGCTGTTTGAACTGCGCGTTGTATTGTAAGAGCGATTGCTTTCTATCGTGGAGTTGACTGAGTGTATTTTGGATGTCATCATACTTGCCTTCTATTTCTTTACTTAATTCAGAATTTTCAGATTCTAAAGCGTCTATCTGACTACGCTTCGTAGAGATCTGAGTTTCTTTATAAGTAATAGCTTCATTAGTAATTTTCTTGACGTCAGCAATATACTTTTTCTGAGTACTTAGTTTGTTCTTTATTATATCAATCTGATAAGAAAAATCTTTGATAGCTTCCTTGATAATATTAGTTTCTTCTTTTAAGATCTGGTTCATTCTAGAGAATACACCAATGTCAAGCAAATCTTCAATCACACCACGACGTAGAGCAGGATTCAATTGCATAAATGGTACGAAGTTAGATGAACCTAATACTACAACCTGATGAAAAGATTTGTGATTCAGCTTAAGAATATTTTGTTCTAAAATACGTTGGTATTCTTTTGAATGAGAAGATTGGTTAATCATCTCGCCATTTTTCCAGATTTCAAACTTAACTGGCCGGTCTCCACGTATAATTTTAAATTGAGAAGCACCAATAGCAAACTCAACTTCAACAAGACTACCTTTACCATTAACAGAATTTATGAGTTGAGTCTTACCAATCTTTCTATGAGCTTTACCGAAAAGACCAAACGATATAGCATCCAACATAGTAGACTTACCAGAACCATTTTGACCAACAACTAAAGTAGTCTTATGTCGAGTCAAATCAATTTCTGTAAAATTATTACCAGTGGATAGAAAGTTTTTATAACGAATTTTTTGAAATACAATCATACAATTTCCAAAGCTTGAGCCTGAGTCATCAGGTCTCTCATCATCACTTTAATACGATCCTTGTCTAGATCAGTATCTACGCCTTCAATATAGTCATCCATCAATTGTGGCGTATCATCAATCTCAAGACCGTCGTCTTCAACATTAGCTCCAATAAACTCATTAAAGTTTTCAGAGATTTTCAAATCATAGATATCTTGATTCTGAATACGGTCAATAAACCGATCAAAAGCAAACGTATCTGTTTTTTCCACTACAACTACTTTGACAAACTTCTTATCTAATATCGAAGTATTATAGTTATTATAATCGGTTTCTTTGTCATTGTACACAACTTTATGAAACAAAGTGTAATTATTTCTAATACGTTCTACTTCTCTAGTCTCAGTATCAATGATGTGGAAATATTTTGGATCATGAGCATCTGACCAAAAGAACTCCATTTGGCTACCAAGATACCAGATATTATTTTGACGAGATCCAACATGAAAATGACCAGTGAGTACTAACTCAAACCGTTTAAATAACTCAGCAGCCATGCCGTGTTTATTTACAACACCTCTCATCATTTCAAATCCACCAAGCTCAAGATGAGCAGCCATCCAATCTGCTTTACAATTAGAAATAAAATCCATAGACTGATCGTAGTTATCTTGACAAATCCACGGTAATGCAGCAATCTTCAAAGAACCGTATTCCATTACGGTTGGTTCCATGATGATGTTGACCTCGTTCATAAAGTGGCCAAGTAGTTCTTTTAAACTATTCATGTCGTTAGTATTCTTGAAATACGTATCATGATTCCCTGGAATAATATCCATAGTCATACTACGTTTACGCATTTCGTTTAAGAAACACTTACGATTATGGTGAAGAGCTTTTATGTTAATTACTTTGCGGTTATCGTAGTAATCTCCAAGATGTAAGATTTGAGTTACATTTTGTTTCTCACATTCTGGAAAGAAAACATTCTTATAGAAGTCTTCAGCATTATCTAGAAATATTTGAGATGAATTACGGATTCCCGTGTGCGTATCGTTGAGTACCGCTATTTTCATTCAAGGAACTCCGACAGATCTGAATCAGCTGTAATAGTACGTTTCTTACGTTTCTTTTCTGCTTTGCTATATTCCTTTACTTCGTTATCAACAAACTTTACTCGATCGATACGAGTCTTGAGTGTGTCAACGAATGCTTCAGCGACTAACCCCGATGTTTCATCTCCATGTTCATTCACCATAAAGTCTTCAATACCAGAGTTGGCGATGTACTTCATCTTAATGTCTTGTTGTTTTTTCTCGCGAGCGATTCGTCGAAGAAAAGCATACCACGTAATCTGAGTAAAGTAGGCAAAAGCGTTTGGTTTACCAGTTCGAGTAGCGGCTTCAATGTCGTAGTTATTGATTGCTTTTAAACAATTTTCTACGGCATCCATTACCATCTCTTCACGATACGTATATCGAATAAAGTTAGATTTATGTGATAAACCTTCGGCAATGCGCATAAAGCATTGAGCTACGTAGTCAGGTACTTTTGGAATCTCTGTCTCAGATTGTTTAGCTGTATTTACAATCCTTACATATTCGACAACTGCTTGCGAAAAGTCAGCATTATTTACGTAATGAATGCTTGCTCTTTTGGCCATGATATATCTCCGTTTCAAAATATAGGTATATTATAACACGTTAGGAGGTGTTTTTATACTATTAAGTTTCATTCTCATAAAAAAAG